GCAAGCACCGGATCTTCCGATGGCTGCGGATCCAAGATTGGATTTAACTCCATATCTGTATCGAACATTAGAAGCTCTACAAAAGGAGATGAGTTATGCAGGACGCTACCGTCCAATCGATCCCACAGACGAGCCAAGCACCAGTGGCGGTGGCTCCAAGCAGCTACGTGGTACCAGCCCAGGCTCCAGTACCCCAAGCTCCAGTGGCGTATCAGGTGGGTACCAGCTACCCCCAAGCGGTGCCTCAGGCGGCCCCCAATTACCAATCAGCCCCTACTCAGTACGCCCCCCAATACCAAGCGGAAGCGAACAGCAATCCGTGGGAATCGGCGTTCAACAAGGTGGTGAATCTGCTGAGCAGTCCAGTTCAATCCCCGTTCCAGGGTCAATCATCACAGATTCCGACCCAGTACGCACCGGCCAACTACGGTCAGCAGTACAGCAACCCAGCTACGCAACAATCGGCTCCGCAGACCTGGTCACCCAACCAGATCTCCTCGCCCAACTCTTCCCAAACCTACTCGGTTCAATCCTTGGAGGACGTGGCGAATCTCCTCGAGTGGAGCCCGGAAACGCGTCAAGTGGTAAGCGCGTACGGGGTAGAAGCACCCGCAATTCTAAATAATTACGGCCTCCAACTGGAAGCCATGCTTGACAGTGCTGTTGCCTGGGGCAGCAAGGCACAAGAAGTCCTTCATCGTTATGCCGATTTCTCGGTTGCTGAGCACCAAGAGAATCTGGCTTACAACGAAATCCTGACCAATCCTGATGTACTCAGCGATTACACGCTGAAGTTCTTTGGTCCTGAAGGTCCGTACCCTGTGTATGAGGATGAGTCCCAACTGGAAACCCGTGGTTATCCTACGGAATCGATCCAGAACTACATGGGTCAATTCCCTGCACCCCCTGCTGCTTCTGCTCCTCAGCAACCTGAAAACTTCTGGGGCAGCTTCAAGCAACAAATGGATGTTGATCCAGCACAAGCCTGGCGCCTCCTTAACCAAGCTCAGCCTCAAGTTGTTGCCAACAAACTGTTTGTGATGGAGTGAGGCCATGCGTGGCGCTCTTAAATACGGTGTACCTGCTGCCGCTGCTTTAGGCGTTGGTGGGTATGCCCTTTCTCAAGGTGAAGATCCCGGTTCTGCTGCTCTTGCTGCAGGTACTGGCGCTCTTGGTGCAGGTGGCGGTCTTTTGGCTGCCCGTCAGCTTGCTGGCAAGTATTCTCCTAGTCTTTTAAAAGCTGCTAAACAAGGTAAGGTCGCTGGTGAAGAAGAGCTGATTAAGTCGGCTATTAAAATGCCTGCAGGTTCTCGGCAGGAATCTATTCTTCTTGGTTTAGCTGATAAATCCATTGGCTTACCCATTCCTTCTGAAGCCGCGTTTACAAGGGGCGCTGGAAAAGTTGCCGCTGCAGGTTTAGTTCCCGCTGCCGCTCTTACCGCCGGACTCGGTGGCGTTGCTCTTGGCGCTATCCCTGGTTCTATGGGTGTACCAGGATTCCAGCAAGGGATGGCTATTGATCCAGAATCCCCTGGGTCTAGCAACACTGCAAGTGCCAAATACGGTGTAACTCCGTATGCATCCACGCAGTACATGTAATATTAAATTACGGACTGCTAAAATTTGTGTTAGATAAGACATATTCATGTCTGAATCTTTCACCCGATAAAACACTTCCTGCGACACTGGAGGATAAAACAAAGTGTTCATTGATAACGACTTTCCAAAGATTTTGGGTGCGGAACTTTACCGTCCCCACCCTGCGTATATCGCAGAAATGGCAGTCGAGCCTGTAGTTGTTCACGACTTCACTCGTCAGCCTGGTCAAACTGTTCAGCTTGATCGCTATAAGTTCTGGGGTACCCCTGGTACTAAGGACAGCCGTGAGCGTATTGCCGACCAAACCATCGGTACCGCTAACAGCCGTAACATCACCAAGGAGAAAGTCCTGGTGGTGCTTAAGGAATACACTGGTCCTGCCGACCCGGGTGATCCGACTCAGCCTTCGACCTTCAAGATTGCTCGCGAAACCCTGATCACGGCCCAGCGCCTGCTTCTGGATTCGGGCAACCTGAATATGTTCCACCAGTCGATCGGTAGCCTGACGCTGCTTGACGACTATCGCCGTTGGCGTGACCGCGTCTTTATTGACGAACTGTCGAAAGCAGAAGCCAATGGCGCTGCTTCTACTACCCAAGGTGGTTACTACTTCGCTGGTAACAAGATCAAAGATTCCTCTGGTCGTGTCAGCTACACCGCCACCGAATACGGTAATGAAGTTCAGCAGTTCCAGGTGCGTACTGACCTGCTGACTGTTGTTAAGGATCTGCGCAAGCGTAACGTTCCGACCTTCGCTGATGGTCTGTATCGTTGCATCTGCGATCCTACCTTCATGATGCACCTGCGTCGTGATCCTGACTTCCGTGAGATTGCGCGTTACTCCGGTAACCCTGGCCAAGGCATGTACATGGGTAACCCCATGATGCCTAACAACGCCAGCTTCTACATGGGTCCCCAGGCTGGCCAAGGTTACTTCCTGGCTGGTGAACCTGTAATGCCTACTGGCGTTCAGTTTGAAGGCGTGAAGTTCTTCGAGTCGACTAACTTCCCGACCAAGAGTGTGAGTGCCTCTTTTGATGGTGGTTCCACCTATGCCTCCAGGGAAGCTGCTCAAGGCTTCTTCTTCGGTCCTCAGTCTGTTGGTGTTGGTATCGGCGGCCCGAACGCTCAGGTGCTCATCAACAACAACGATGACTTCAGCCGTTTCATCATCCTGATTTGGCAACTGTACGCTGGCTTCGAGATCCTGAACAAGGACTTCGTGACCACTGCTTACAGCTTTGTGCAAGATGACGGCACTATCTGATAACTGAACATAAACACTCAACATAGGAAAAGATAAATGACCTATTTGTCCGCTAAAAAAATCTTCCCAGGTAACTGGGCAGAACCCCTGAACGGTTGGTACAAGAACATTGATGCCGACTACGCAGGTACTGATGACGGCTCCAAGGGCGGCCCCACTTCTGTGCTGGCTGTCCCTGGCTACCGTTACTTCCAGCAACGTGGTTACGTCCCTGTGACTGCCACCTCTGGCTCTGGTGCTGTGTCTTCTGCTGCTGTGATCGTTCCCTCGCCTTACCGCCAGGACGACACCCGCCCCGACATCACCGGCATGGTGATCTCTGGTAGCAGCACCCTGCCTGCTTATGTGTACCGCGCCACCATCTCCGTTGCTTCTGGCTGGGGTGACGGTCGTGTTTCCTCTGGTGTTTATGCCGCCACTGGTAACGTGATCTCCTTCGGTCGCAGCAATGGTGGTAGCCCCACCGCTGCCTCCGGTATTGGCGAAGGTGTGATCCAGGCCAACCTGACTTCCACCGTGTCTGGTACCCAGGCTGGTGAGATCTTCTTTGCTGCTGGTTCCGCTGCTTACAGCACCAATCCGTTCCTGATTGCATCCGGTGCAGCCGGTGTGACCGCTGGTAACGTGAACTACGCTGTTACCTCTGCAACCACCCTGCGTGTGTTTGCAAAAGAAACCGCGAATAGCACTGCTACTTCCGGTGGTTTCTACATCTCCAGTGGTGATTCCACTGGCGGTCGTACTGGTTACCTCGTGGTTGAGTGCTGCTACGTTCAACCTGACGTGGCACCTGGCTACGAAGATATCGATGGCTACCTCCTGGGCCGCACTGTTAGCTGATTAGGTTAAACTAAGACCAGTAAGTAACTGGTCTTATGTCAACCACTGCAGCAATGCTTTATCAGCACAAAAAAACAGGTGCAAGAGTCAAGATTGTAAGCGAATGGGATAACGGCGACTGGTACATGGTCGAAGATCAGGACGGTCGCCTTTATACCGCTTACAGAACTGAACTTACACCTGATGAAGCTGCTACCAAAACGGTAAAGACGCTTCAAGTAAAAGATAAAGCTGCTCAGGAAGAGCCACGTACTTTTCCCCCGGACAACCGTTTAAATATCAATTCAGCTACCGCCCAGATGATCGCTGATCATATTAAGGGCATTGGATTGAAAACAGCCCGAGAGATTAAAGATCTTCAGATGTCCTTATCGGGTGAAAGGTTCAACAATCTCGAACAGTTAAAACAAATCAAGCGAGTTGACTGGGATGCGGTGATTGCTGCGGACCTGATCAGGGTTTGATTACTCATCTCCAAACTATGCCCCTGGGAAACCAGGGGTTTTTACTTTTAGAATAAAAAGAAAAGAAGGATAATGTCGTACATTCCGGTTCGACGTGGTTTTACAGGACCAAAAGGGAAAATGGGTGAGGGTGATCCTCACCATATTGATCTTAAATTATTGGAATCTCTTCCTAGTGTTGATAGGGTCAGAGCTGTTGACACACTAGCAAGGCAATATCAATCAATTGGCAGAGAGATTGAATTTTCCAATGCAGCAGTTTCTGGTAGACGTTGGAATCCTTCTTTAGATCTAAGTGACAAAGTACAGCTTTTAAATCAAGCAGCACAAGCTCATTCGCATAGCAGGCATCCTGGTTGGCAATCTTTAGATTTCTATGTTCCTTTAAAAGGGAAAAGTAGATTTGACAAGGGCGCTGTAGAAGATGCCTCTATTTTTCTACCTGCGATTCCAGGGGGGACAGTTCGTAGCAAATCGGGAGGCGGTTATGGATACTACTCAGAAGCACTGGATCCCTCTGGACGCACTGTTTTCAGGATTGGGCATGGCAATATTGATCGCCCAGAGGAAAAAGCTGAGTTAAAAATTGATCCTAATTTTTCCAATGAAACTGCTGCAAATGCATCTAGTCCTAGCACAGATCCCAAAGAGTTCTTAATGGGTTACTTACTTGGCACTGGCTTTGCGGGAGAACCGAAAGAAAGCGGTGCAACAAAAATGAAACGTCAACTTGTCCAGCAGTTATTGCAACCCGCTCAAACAATCAACCCCATGGAGTTACTAGCCAGCCTTCCTAATCCATACGCCGTTTAATTCACTGCATTTATAATTGAGAACATACGGAAATAAGCTGTGCAGCTCAGCGATTTTGACAAGAGTAGAGTCAGGTATCACCTAGGCTACTTCACGGTTTCCGTGCCGGCGGGTGACTATGCCCGACTGTCGTGATCCAAAAACAATTGAATATTGATTGTTTTTTCTTCTCCGCATTTTTTTCTCATTTCATAATAAATAGACGGAGCACGAGTCTTAATGTGGTGACATGTGCCGCAAAGTATCTGACACTTTTTAATTTCTTTTAACACGCGTTCTTTACTGGTTTTTATTTCTCCACCTATATTAAATTTTTTATCTTTCAAGTGATCAAAATCCAATCCTTCGGCAATTTGATTGTACTTACAAACAGAGCAACCATAAAACACTTTTAGCTTATTTAGCCATTCGCGCAATTCTTTTGTTTTTGTTCTGCTATGTTTTCTGCATTGCTCTCGATTTCTTGCAAATGCTTCTGGTGACATCCAAAGTGGTTGTTGGTAGCCATCAGAACGCACTTTACCCCACTGTCGAAATATAAAACCATCTTCGCGCACATCTCCAAACTTAAATGGCTCACCTGTTTGGGGATTGAGCTGGCGTTTTCCCATTGGGTTTTGTGTTTTACAATAAGTATACAGGAACGACGGCCGTGCAGCTATCTGATTTTGATAAGAGTAGGGTTAGGTATCATTTAGGATACTTTACAGTTTCTGTGCCTGCCGGCGATTACAGTCGACTTGAAGAAGCTATGAATACCGTTCCGGATTCATACTTTTATGACAAAATTGCTATCCAAATTGGACGTTGCGACACTGCTGAAAAGAGGACTGAAGTTGCTACTTCACCCTCTACACGCATCGAAAACATT